TAACCACGAACATCAACGTAGTAAGCACGAGCATCGTCGTAACCCTGTTGAAGAGCCTGTTGACCAAGTACTAGTCCAGGCTTAGAACCAAAAGAACCTTTGATAAGAGCAGCACCAAGCTTGGCACCGCCGTATAGCTTATCAATAGCTGTTTGTTGATCTGTAGCTGCTCTACGTTCATAAGCTTTATTAGTTACATCTTGTTTAAGATCACGAAGAGTAGCGCTGACAATTGGATCAATCTTGGCTGCTTTAAAAGCCTCAGGAACGTCTGCATAAGGCGCAGAAAGGCTTTGGACCTTTTCTGCCATTGCAGCAGCTCTTTGATCCTCAGGAAGCTCTGCAAGACGCTCTGCAGATTGCTTACCCCAAGCGGCAAGGTTTACAGCAATATCCTTACCACCAAGAGTTCCTTTGGTGTCGTAATAGAAGAAGTTAACCCAAGGGTTGCTTAGCTGGTTTTGACGAGCAGTTTCAAAGTCTCCTTTCTTCTTAAGTTGTTCAGTTTCATTAGCGTTAGCAAGAGAATCTCTATAAGCTGCCGCTTCAGAAGCAAAGATACGCTCTGCTTGTTGCTTCTTTTCTGCTTTGTAGTTTTCAAAAAGAGCCTTTGAACCACGATCAAAAACTCCGTTATCAGCTAAGAAGTTTTCAATGTTTTTAATGCCTTGTTCTGCTGCAGTATCCCGCTGATAACTAGCGGCATACATCAACTGACCTCCTACTTGTTGAGGAATAGCACTTGGTTGAGCAGGAGCTGGAAGAGCAGCAGGTTTTTCTGGTTGAGCTACCAGATCTCGAATCTGGCGTTGAGGCGTAATACCAAAGCTGCTAGTCATTAGGGGGACTCCTCAGGAGTAGTAGTAGGTTCAGTTGCTGCTGGTTTAGTTCCAGAATACTGGGATTGCCCTGCAACAGTTTTAGGAGTTGTGGGCTGCATAGCTCTGTAGTTCAAATAAGAATCCAAACCAATTGTTCCAATTTGAACTGCAAGGTTGGAAACACTAGGACCGCCAGCTGCTGTAGGTGGAACAGCTTGGATAGGCAGAGGTGCCATCGGTTTGACAGGATCAGCAACAGGTTGAGGCGTATAGAACTGAACCTGATTACTAGTGTTTTCACGAGCAACGTTAAGTGCCTCACCAGTTCTCACCTTGTCTGCAATCCTGTAACCACGAGTAATCTGACGGTTGCTGAGGTTAGCAAGATACTGTTGGTTGTACTGGTTTTGAAGGCCAATCACAGAACGACCGACCTGCCCACCAGCAGCTTTCTTAGCAGCTGCTGCAACAGTTTGAGCTCGAATGTTTTCCAGTTCAATGGTTTCCTTTGCTTCCTCTTCATAGAAACGACCTTCAAGGTCTGCTAGCTGCCGCTCAAAGTTTTTAGTAGCAGCAGTGGTTACAGCGCCTTTATAGGCGGCTTGTTGCGCTGCGAGCTGCTCTTCGTATTGTCTACGTCGCTCAACGTAGTCAGACTCCCGATACCAAGAGTTAAGTTGTAGTTCGTAGTTACGGTAGTTTTGAGCGCTTTGGTCTGCGTAACGAGTCCAGAACTCTGTCTGAGCTGCAGCGTTAGCCCGTTCGGTTTCTAGCTTTTGATACTTATAGGAAGCAACGGCTCCAAAAGTACCAAGACCAAATTGAGCAATACTAAGAATTGAAGGCAGATCAAAGATGCTTGATTTAGGCTTTACTGTTTCAGCCATTAGCCGTACTTCCTCGCAACGTCAAAATACAGACCAGTCCACTCAAGGGCAATGAACTTAGCCTGGTCGATGCTGTCGTTCACTAGCTCCACTGTAACTTGGTCGTTCTTGCTTTGAATATAGGCTCTGAATTTAGCCTCTTCAAATGGCTCCTCTTGGCTGATAACGATGTTTCCGTTAAGAGGATCTCGACGGTCAAACTCATAGGTGACTAGATCTCGATGCTTAGGTGTCACTTCAACAGTGAAGTATCTTGCATCGCTGTAATAAACATCAAGATATCGCAGCTGCAGACGACCAGTACGATTGCCAATAAAAGTGTTTTCGGTCGCTGTTCTGCTGTAAGGCATGAGCTGAGGCGGTCGATAGGTAAACGTAAATTGCTCACCAAAGACCCAAGAGCTGTTTGAAAAATCCCCAAGGCTATCGCAAACGAAACTAGTAACACCAGCCGGAACACTATTAGCCACGATCCAGCGCTTCTGAGATTCTGCTGCATCAGACGAATCAACCTTGATTACGGCGAACTGACTTGTGTTAACAGTACGGTAAGGCAAATTAACTGTGGTCTTATTTGTTGCAGCGTTGTAGCTGAACGTTACAGCACCCAGGTCAGTCGTAATGGAGCTAGAAAGCTGACGATCCAACAGGAACAAATCATTGCTGGATTGAGGAGGTCTAGAAGCGTTAAGACCCTCAAGGTAGTATTCAGTCGTACCAGCGTTGTTGTAGCTAACCAGCTTGTAGAGAGTACCCTCCACAAAGTCACACCAGTGAATACTCTTATTAGGGAACGTCCAACGATGCCAAGCGTTCTGTCTGTTGGTTAGAGAGCCTCCAGAAGCCTCCCAGAAGAACTGATACACATACAAAGCATCGGAGTCGTCACGACTGAGAGCTACCAAATACTGGTCTGTACGGCTGACAGCCAACGAGTCAATGTTCTTAGGAATGTATTTAGGAACAGTTTCTGTGATGACTGCTGTTTGTCCCAAGTTGATACCAACAGTTCGGTCAGTGGTAATGAAGGTATGGAAACCAGTGAAGTCTCCTTCTTTAACAGGGAACAGAACCTGTGGACCCACCTGCTCAGGCTTTACATAGGGCTCCATACTGATGGAGCTAATACGGCCTACAGAGGCTGTCTCAGGAGAGAACGTAACGTTGTCACCAGAGTACAGACGGAACTGGTTCTCGTTTGAGAACAGTACAAGTTCGTCCTGCTGCTGCAACGCATAGTTCAACACAGCAACGTCGTTACTGACAGCTGTGAGGTCAATAGGATCGCTATCTACAACCTGTAGAGCTGACTGCTGCCAGAAGTTGTAATAGGCACCTGCTTCACTCAGGATGACGTTTTCACCACTAACGAATCCAAGACGGTTCTTAAAGAACACAATGTCGTTAATAGCGTTATCTACAAAGGACGGTCCTGGTAATTCATCTGCGTCACCAGCAAGGCGATTAGTCCAACCAGGAAGGTCGATAGAAACAGTACCGTCAGTGTAAGTAGTGCCGCTAAAAGGTTGGAAAGTAAACCGCACAAGACCGCTTGCGTTTCGGTAGTAAGCAAACGCATGAGGCATTGTGTTGTCATCGTATTGACCTCTAGTGCCCCAACCAGCAGCCTCTTCCCACACACCACGACCAAAAGTACCGTTAGTGGTTGTGTTTTCTGCGTTGAACTTAAGGTAGTACGAACTTTGATCAGAGGATCCATCAGGAGCCACAAGGACCGTATAACCCTCCCAAGAGTTAGAAGGTAGCTCAACAATGCTTGTGACTTGATTTGAGAAACCAGCCATCAAAGTATTGCCTCGAGCATCAGCAGCAACAATGCTTTTGATGTACCTAGAGGCGCTTGTAAGGCCAATCAAGATTTGAGAACCTTTGACCTCAAACGTCAGTTGGTTGTTGATATCAGTTTGATCTAAGCCATCGCCAAGGGTCAGCGTGTGAGAACCGTTAGCAGTGGCGTTTACAGCAGTGCCAGCTTCGTTGACCAGAGTAAACGTAAGAGCAACAGTGTTTACAGAGCCGACAAATGTATTAGCTGGGATGCCAGTGCCACTTACAGTTTCACCTGGGAATACTTTCTTAATATCAGCAGCCGTAATACTTGTGATAGTAGAGCTGCCAATAGAAGTCGAAGCACTAATAGTTTCAGTAAAACTTACCAGGCGAGCAGCGATATCTTCCGAACTGACAACGTTTGCGTTACCAGCAGAGTCAGTAAGAGAAGGAGTTAGGTAGTGACCAGTAATAACATCCCCGTTATCTAGCTCAATATCAATCTCATACATCGTGTCGTAATCAACCAGCTTGACCCACACCTGAGCTTTGGTAGGCCTGTAGGTGCTGCTGATATTACTGATGTTGTAACGAGTTAACGTTTCTGTAGCGTCGTAACTAACTTCCTTTTGAACGTTTGTAATAAAGACATAATCTTGGAATGACGTAGCCCTAAACCGATCACGAGCCCTACCAGATCCACGAAGGTACTCAAGATTGGCGGAGGTAATGTTTGAAAAAGATTGTTCAACAGGAACTACCTCAGGAAGAATCCCACTAATAGGTTCAACGTTTGATACGCCAGTCACAAAGGTGAAATTAGATTCAACCGTTAACGTGACTCCAGTTGTCGTAGCAGTTGCGTTTTTGCTAAGAGTGATGCGAGAGCCAGCAGTATCAATATCAACAATGGTGGTATTAGCAGGAATACCTGTACCTGTTACTCCAGCTCCAACAAACAAATCTGTCATGGAGCTTACAGAAGCTACCACTGCAGATCCATTTGTTATGTTTCCAGTACGAGAAACAGTCCTACTGTCGTCTGCTGCAATCAGAATGAAACGTTCTGTACTGCTTCGGTTGTAAACATAAACCCAAGCTTCGTTCCATTTGATGGGTGCAGTCAGAGTCTGTCCACCAGCGTTTTGAGTCAACGTATCAACTCGTTTAAGCGGCACAGAACCCAGATGTTTTTTAAGACCCTCCACAAGGTCACAAACGCCGTTGTCTAGGACCTTGGCAAAACCAGGAAGAACAAAGCTATCTGCTTGTTGGTTTACACCTTTGTTAAGTGGTCCAATGATTTGGCTAAAAAGTTCTCTAGACATTAGCGGCTCAGGATGTCAGGACCAAAATTAGTAATCACACGACCGCCATACATATCGTCAGGGCCGCTAATAAAGTTATAGTTTTGCGCCATGTCTTCAGTACGCTTCAACGTTTGTAAGGCGCTTTGCTCGTCCTCAGCTGTATAGCTTTCAATACTGGCAGAGGTCACAGCACGATTTGCAAACATCCGTGCCGCACGAATCATTATGTAACGACGACCAGTTTCTGGAATGCTGTCCCAAGGAAGTTCTTCAATAATCTCAGCAACAAGATCGCTGGTGTTACCAGTCGTTGCTACACCAATGCTGCTTCTCAGATCGTATGTATTCTTAACGCGATCAAAAAGCCTAAGACCACGAAGAACAAACCTTTGTGAAGGGTAGGTAAGCGGGTTGAACCGGACAGCCAGGGTGTTACCAGGAAGCTGGGATTGACCTGTAGAAGCGTCCAGAGGAATGGAGTCATAAAGCATCGTGTTCCAAGACCAGCCTGCTCCTTGGACCTCACGGCTGACTTCATCCAAGGTACGCTCAGCAAGACTAGCGTCACCAGTTAGTGGTGGATTAAGAGAGTTGATCGGAGCTTCGCCAATAATGGCAAGAAGCGTGTTAACTGCACTGAGTTTACTGGTTGCCATTATCGCAATAAAAAGGGGGAAACATTTCTGCTTCCCCCATTGTATTGGTAATTAACTAGAACCTATTTATCAATAGGGGTTGCCGTCGTGCAGCAGGCTGACGCAGCACTCAGGACGCAGCACACCGTGACCCACGGCATAGCTAGCAACCATCATGGTGCTCTGAGTCATTGCTTTGTACTCAGAACCAGTCATCTGCATCGAGACGTCCTTCAGGGACACAGTACCCACAGCTTCTTTGGTGAAGCAGAGGCCGAAGCAGTTGGCGATGGAGGAGGTGTTACCCTGCTCATCCTGGAAGTAATCAACGGTACCAGCAGCAGCCTGACCATCAGAGCCATCGCGGCCATTGATGTAGTTAGGACGCTCACCACGGGTAACAGCAGACTGGTTGTTCAGACCAACATAGGACTGACCAGCGGTATAGCTGTTAATACCCAGGTGGTTGCTGGTCAGCAGGCGGAAGCCAGCCACAGAAGCAACACGGTTGCCACCGATGGTGCCGTTAGAACCGCCGCCACCGTTGAAGTCAGTGTTGATGGCACGGTCGCTGTTCAGCACGTCGTAGTAAGCACCAGGGCTCAGGACGCAAGTACGGCCTTCCTTAGGAGCATCCTTCTCGTCCAGAGCTTGGCAAGCCTTGAACAGGTTCTCAACGATCAGATCGCCACGAGCGTTACGGTCAGCAGCAGCGTTCAGGTCGATACCAGAGAAGGAGGTACCACCAGGCATACGGTTCAGGGTGAACAGGCGCTCGCCAACAGTGAAGGTGGCAGAAGTACCAGTACCAATCGAACCCAGGGGGTTGATACCGAAGGTTGCTGCACCGTTGGTAGGAGCAGTGGTGATCACACCGTAAGCACCGGAATCCTCACCGTAAACAACCTCACCAACTGCCCAGAGAGCAAGCTCACCAGTAGCGAAGTTAGCGCTCAGGGTGACAACGTTGGTAGCAGCGGAGACGAAAGTACCGCCAGCGATTTGGAAGTTACGGGACTCCCAATCCTTCACGCGACCGTCAGACTCAGCAGCAGTCAGAAGGGTGCGAGCCAGACGCTGGTCATAAGCCCTAGCAAGAGCCCTGCCCAATTCCGTGGAGTAGATGCTTCTAACATCCCAGTGCAGTTTGGCTTCATCAAGGTCGTAGATCGAAGCATCAGCAATCAGCAGGTCATCGATGGTGATGATCTTTTCGCCAATCATGCCTTTGTTACCCTGACCGGTGATGAAGTCACCAGGACGGTGGTAGCGGCTAGTGAAGCGACCCGTGATCGGGAAAGAAGCACTCTTGCCAGAAGAGATGCTGCGCTTCATGGTCAGATCTTTGAAGATCGTCTCACGGTTGAACGTGGTCAGAACTTCGCCAGAAAAGATTTTAAGGAAATTAGCGTTTTCCTTTTCGTAGTTACCGGAGGCGGAACCAGCGTTGTATTGAACGCCATTAAGTCCACCCAACCGGCTAAGAGATGCAAAGTCAGGCATCGTTAGTTAGTAGGTAGGAATGTTTAACGCGCTCGCTTCGCACTGTTGTTATCGCCTCGGCGGCAACAATGTTTACGTTCGCTATTCAAATATTAACCCCTAGGACCAAGAACGTCGCTGCGAAGCAGTTTATCTTGGATGTCTTGGGTATAAGCAGGGTCCTGCAAATAGCGAGGATCGTTCATGGCAGCCATCACTTCTTGGCTTGAACGGAACACATCACTGCTGTTACCAGAGAGTTTTCCACCAATCAGATCAGGCTCGTAGCCAGAGTTTTCCTGGAACGCATAGTACAAAGACTGCAGTGCGTTACGAGCTCGGTAGTAATCACCGCTGTTTACTTCGCGGTTGTAAGCCTCTAGCTCAGCACCATCAAGGTTTTCCCGAGCCCAGCTTTGAACAGACTCAAAAGTTTCTTGACCACCAATACTGTCCATAATGGTGGACTCTTCTTCTTGAGACAGAACAACAGGTTCTTGATCCTGCTCTTCTGCGTCCTGTTCATCTTGAGCCTCGTCGTAACCAGAACGGTTACCAAGCTTCTTTTCAAGCTCTTGATAAGCCTTCAGAAGGTCATCAGGGCTTTTGAATTTGCCACCGATTAGTTCGTCTTGAGCTTGCTGTTGCTCTTGTTGCTCAGCTTCTTGAAGAGCTTGAAGGTCTTGCTCGTTGTACGGTCCAGTTTCCTGAGACAGTACGCCCTCAGCGATGACTTCCATGATCAACCAATACGAACGGTCAGATCAGGATAAACCCAAACAGGACGCTTTGCCTTAGCAGCAGCAACGTACTGTTCGTAAACGTCAGGCTTTTTAGTCTTCAACTCTTCAATAAGAAGATC